CGTACGCTCTGTAGTAAAGAGTGGGCACAGAAGTGCCATATGCCTTTTTAAGCCTAAAAGCTGTTCTAGAGGGTACGTTGTTATCGGAAAAATCATCAGAAAATTCCCAGTTATCTGAAATTTCGTTGTTAGATTGGATACCTAAGAAAAATTCAGTTAACTGAGCCGGAATTGCGCTTCCAATTCTTAACGTATCAAACAGTATTTTAAACTGAACTTGTGAACCAGTGGTAAAAGATGTTATGTCTTCTGCAAAAGGAATAGGCTGCCAGCCGCCAGTTATCGTATTAAATCCCGATGTACGATAGAACACTTTTAAATAGCCAGTGTCTTTATAAAGTTTGTTTGTACTCGCAAGATACTTATAAACTGCATCTGGTGTGTCTAATACTTTTGTTACGATATAACTATAGTCAAAAAAAGCATCTGATCTGATATCAGCAATAACAGTACCTCTTTGGCCGACTGGAGCGTTGCTGGTGACGGCCAGCCAACCATTACTAAAATCCAAAGAAACAGCACCTATAAAAGAAAAATCAACAACTTCACTACTTGTAGTTTCCCTATACTTGTTTGTATTTCCACCAAAAATCTTATCAATGCTGTTGTTAACTACCTGCTTCATGACAAGTAGGTTTGTGTTGGTTAGATAAACAGCTCTATCTACAGCGTTAGACCATGCGGCGTTTGCCAAGGTTGGAGCCGATATCTCGTTTGTCGCACCAAGTAAGTTAGATGTAACTAATGATGGCCAAGTTGTAGCGCCCGAAGTAAGCTCTGATAACCTACCCAAGTATAAGTTTGTAGATGTTGCAAAGAAGGCACAATCAAATCCCGCATTTGATGTGTGCTGTGGTGTAGCAAAATACTCTGAGTTTACTGCTATAAGTGTGCCCGCTAAAGCGGGAAGGTTTCCTGTCTTATGAACAAAAGCATCTCCTGTTGTGCCAAAAGCTCTACAAACATCAACAGTACCGCTTGTTGTTATGTTTATGACGGCTCCGCCTGGAGTGGCTGACACCTGATAATCGTTTGCTGTCGGGTTTCTTACAAAATAAACCGTATTGTTGGTTAACCCAGCACCGCCTGACAAGTTTGTAAGAAAAATGGGGTCGTTGTTGTTGTATCCGTGTCCAGTTTGGGTTATCCTGTCTGTTGTATCGTCAATAGTATTACCAGAAGTTATAGGGCAGTTGAGTGTGGCGTTAGTAGAGTAAACGTAATATTGGTGTGTAGCTGCAACTCCGTTATGGACATAAACTCTGTTGTTAGCTTCGTAAAGGATTGTGCCAGTTGCAGCAGTATTTAATTGACCTGCTCCTATGTTGTTTGGGTCTTGTAAAAAATATGTTGCTTTTTGGTTTGAACCTGTTGCAAAAGGGAATAGCGTACCAGGAGCTAGTGGAGTAAAATCAGCCAAATCCACATTGTTAACACAATACAATCCACCGTTTACCAATACGGAACCAGTAACTGCTACATAAATCTTAAAACCAGTGTTACCGTTATCTATTACCTTAAACCCTCTGTAAACAACAGTAGTCGCCGGTGTATCAGCAAGTTGCATCCTTATCATACCTACGTATGAGATATTTCCATTGTTAAGGTTAACTGTATGGCAGGTTATGGTAGCTATAGAACCAACCTTTGCTGCGATATGATAAAGTCTACCGTTAGGAGACAAATAGGCCATTGCTGGGGTAACCCCTGCCGTGTCCGCCAAAACATCCACAAACTTATTTAAGGAAGGACCTAATGCCGTATCTCCATCTACTATATGGTTTAGTACTCTACCCTGTATTGTTGTTTTTGTTTGGTCATATGTACCGACAACTTGCGCTAAAAGATCCGCTTTTATAGACTTCATATAGTCTCCTTAAATAACAACCCAATTGACATTGTCTCTACGGTATTTATTTCCCACCAATGTATATGTTAATTGCTTAACTACAGAAACTCCAGGAAAAGAAGGACTTGTATATGTTATAGAAGTTATTCTTTGATTCTTATTTCCAAAATCAGCGTATGTTATAGTTGAATTTCGGTCTTTTGCATCTAATATAGCTTGGCGTACTGTATACACCACACCAAATTTATTACCAGTAGCTGTCCCATCTTCACTTCCAACTAATTGAACAGAATCCGGAGAAGAAGTAAAGGCATTTAAGTCTACTGTTAAAGGGTTTGATAAAGAGTTTTGTATATTTGTCAAAGTAGTGTTTGCGTTAGTAAGTAATGTATTGGTTGTATTTAGTTGCGGGACACTGACACTATCTTGCGTACTATCTAAATCTCTTATGTTTTGAGCTTCTGTTAAATCAGCTTTTAATTGTAGTTCAGTAAGTAAATTATCTAACTTGGTCTCTACGTTTGGTGCGGCCACACTATCTGTAGTGACACTTAATTGCCTTATGTTTTGCGCTTCGTTTAGATCTGCTTTTAATTGTAATTCTGTTAATAAATTATCTAATTTTGTTTCTACGTTTGGAGCAGCTACACTATCTGTCAATACATTTAGAGGTCTTATATTAGTTAACGCAGCAGAGTTTACTATATTTACATCCAATCCCTGTTTACCAGAAACATTTGTTGAAGTGACTAAATTAACCCCATCCCCCAACCGTATACTATCGTTTGTGTGACTTATAGCTACTTCTAAACCGCCAGGCACTACTATAGTGGCTTGCGCAGTTGTGCGTAAACTTTGTGTAGCAGGATCATGTACGTCTCTTAAAATATTTTCCTGACTTAAATTACTAGTAGGAAATGGCATATACTTCTTTTATCCTTGCGGTATTGGTGAGTTAACTTGCATTGCTCCTTCAGGAAGTTCTGGCATATTAGGCATTTGTGGTTGACCTGGCTGCATAACATTAGGATCTACAACACCGCCTTCCGGAACAGCGCTCATATTAGGGTCCATCATTGTATTTTCCGGATTAGGAGGCGTCCCATTAACAGGGCCTAATGGCTGCTCCTGCATAATAGATAATAGTCCAGGGTCTGTAGTACGCAACATTTCAACGTGCTCTAAAATATGATTAAGCACCATTTGAACTGCGGGGCTATTTGGATCACGCATATCAGGATCATCCAATATAGCTTTGTGCTTTCTAATGTGGTACATATGGCTGTCAGTAGCTAACACTGGGACATATTCACCACGAAGCATTTTTTCATTTTCTCTCTTAACAAAATTATTTTGTCTTTGACTGTCCTCAATAAAACTAGAAAATTGACCAGTATTTAACACTGTAAAATAATCTTCTGGGGTTTTAATAATACCATATTGTAGTAATTCTGAAGCCATTTGCATTTTACCTGCCGTAGTCACGGCTATAGGATTGCCAATGTCAACAATAACACGATCAATAGAAGCCAAATCATCGCCAGTAAATTCTGTCCTAACGTAAGAAAGGTTGCTTTCTCCTGCAATTAGCGCAATGCGAGGGACATCCGCAAAATCTCGTAGCAATTCAATAATACCCATCCCAATATCTTCTACCATAAACACATATTGTGTTTGCAATCCTGAAATAAATTGTAAAGCCATTGATTGCACTAAAGCCATAGCACTGCCAGACTTAATTGAAGCTTCTGGGTCCCCTCTCACTACAGAGTTCATTCCAGAAATAGTTTCCATTTTCTTTTCAATCATTTGAATAAAATTAAACACTTCGGCGGGGGTTTGTGTAAAATTAATTGGTTCTGGTTTTCCTTGGCCAGAATTTCCTTCAATAATATTTAATCCACCTTCTAATGCTTTAAGCTGTATATCAGCTCCTCTCGGTACATAAATGTTTTGTACGCCAAATGTATGTTGATTAGTTAATACAGTGCTATAAAGGGCATTTAAAGCATCTTGTAATGGGAGTAGATCAAACATAGGAGTGTAGCCAAAAGCTGTACCTAAAATATCACTAGGACTAATTCTATAAACAGGAAGCCTTCTATAAGGCATTGGCATATCTACAAGAATAATATCGGTGCTTAAAAAAAGTAAATACCGCCCCTCTGGCATAGCCTCTGTTTTTTTATGAAAAAATTCGTATACTGGCACTTCATCAGACTCATGTTTAGACAACATATCGCCCATAGATCTATAATCTAAAAAATCTGTTTTTGTGGCCAGTTTTTCAATTTTTTCTTTATATTCTGGATATTTAGCAGCTAAATCGTATTTATTTTTAAAAGAACGACAGAGCACCCATTCATGAGAATGGCTGCTTGATTTATTGGGGTCAAACATTACATCAAAAGGTTCAAGATTTGAAAACTCAATATCCCCTTCATAAATTGGGGCTCCCGTCTCTGGGTGATAATCGTAAATATCCCCACTTGTAGCATTCCATTCCATTTTAACATAACCAGTAGCTAATACCACAGCTTGTTTTACGGCATCATGAATATATTTTTCTACACGCTTCTGCCTTACATAATAATCCAATAATCCGTTAGCTAAATCTGTTTGTATAATAGATTTACTATCAGAGTTAGATGCTCTAGCTCTAAAATTAAGTCTTACATTTGTTATCATTGTACACATTAGATCGGCGATGTTTCTATAATGGTTTACTGCCATTTGAGAAAATTCGCCCTGCTCGCCGCCAAATGTAATGGTATGTCCCTCCCCATAATAAGCACCATGATAGGCCATCCAACTAGCTCTAATTTTATCATAATACCCATTAGTGTATAAATGCTTAAACCACATTTCAGATCTATTTAAAAGAATAGAAGCTGTTTCTTGTGCTGGCTTTGCCGCAAAATAATTCATGGTATTTACCTCTAAAATATATGTTAATTATCTTCTTCTAAAAGGATTAGTACGCCTTATCCTTTGAACTAAAGCGTGTTCAAACGGTGTTGTAGGTTGTTGGTAATTATGTTTAATTATCATATAATCGCTTGATGTAAAATTATGATTTTCAGGATATGGGTTTTTATTCATATTAACATTTCTTACAAAGTATACTAAGGCATCTAGCGCATCGTAATGCCCTTTATCAGGACTTTTTGAATAACTGGTACGTTGTTTATTCCATGTCGCCCCTCTTAAATGCGAAATTAATGTCCTACATTTAGGATTAATTAGTATTTTTTTTCGCTTAAGTAAGATGCGCATATTATTAAGTTGAGCTAATTTATCATCTTTCATTGTAGGAGTAAAATGTAAGCCATGTTTTGCGGATAAATCATTTAATAAAATAATGTTATTATTATCCGCCACTCTTAATAATGGAGCTTTATACCCCCATAATTCTAACTCCTTATTTTGGATAGCGGAAGCTATTTCGTCCGTTAACACTTTACGATTAAACGCCAATTCATCTTGTATTACAATTGTAGCCGACATAAAATCGTAAAATCCAAATAGTATTACAGTTAAATCATTGCCACCTATATCCATAGAAACATAAGTATCAGCTACTTCAGGGCGTATTACTTCTTTAACTATCTCGCTTTCTAATTCACGAGTAAATTCAGGCAC